AGTGAAATGTCCTGAATGCGGTACATGGACAATAGTCAAAGAGACCAGAGTAAGCACAGGAAACACACGCAGACGCAGGCTGGAATGCGCCAATATGCACAGGTTTTCCACAATGGAGACAATAGTTGAGAACAAAACACGAGTACGTAAGAAGCAAAAAGCTATTAAAGATGGTGGCAAGTCTTGACTGCCAAGCCTGCGGGTCAGGTCACATGGTGCAGGCAGCACACACAAACTGGGGCGGCGGCAAGGCAAGGGGAATCAAAGCGGATGACAACTTGGTGGCTGCACTGTGCCTGAAATGCCATTACGAGGTTGACCAAGGCAAAGACTTAAGCAAAGAAGAACGACAGAAAATGTGGACAGATGCACACAAAGCCACAATCAAAGCACTTGGCGCCGATTGGCCTGTAAACTTACCTAAACCAACGGAGACCGCATGAACCCAGCAGACAAGGTGGAGAAGTGGAAGATAAGCAAACTTATCCCCTATGCAAGAAACGCACGAACCCACAGCGATGAACAGGTCGGGCAGATTGCGGCAAGCATAAAGGAGTGGGGTTGGACTACGCCGGTGTTGGTAGACGAGCAGGGTGGCATCATTGCTGGACATGGGCGCACGCTGGCAGCACAAAAGCTGGGCATGGCTGAAGTGCCTGTGATGGTGGCAAAGGGCTGGAGTGAGGCAAAGAAACGGGCCTACGTCATTACAGACAATCGACTTGCACTGAATGCTGGTTGGGATAACGAGATGCTGGCGCTTGAGCTGGGTGAGATTGGTGAGCTGGGCTTTGACCTTGACCTGACGGGATTCAAGGCTGAAGAAATCCAAGCACTGCAAACACCAGACTTTGAGCCTGGCACAGAGGAAGACCAAGGCAAACTGGATGAACTAGACCCAAAGTGGATTGCTTGCCCACACTGCGGAAAAGAATTCGATGCAAGACAAGCCTGAGTTAAAGATTGACTGGGCTAGCCATGAAGCTGCGAAATATGCTTGCTTAAATTGGCATTACAGTAAAGCAGTGCCGATGCCGCCTATTGTAAAAATAGGGGTATGGGAAGACAATAAGTTTATCGGTGTTGTTTTGTTTTCACGAGGCGCAAGCCCTATGCTTGGTGCTGCTTACGGCCTTGAGCAAATTGAATGCTGTGAACTTACACGAATTGCTTTAACTAAACACAAAACAAGCGTTTCGAGAATTATTGCAATTTCATTAAAATTTCTAAAAAAGAATAATCCAGGTCTTAAATTAATTGTGAGTTTTGCAGATCAAAACGAAGGACATCACGGCGGTATCTATCAAGCAGGCGGGTGGATATATTCAGGAAAATCAGCAGAAAAAAACGACTATTTAGGTCCAGACGGTAAAAAGTATTTGAGCCGTCAAGTCGCTGAATCAGGTTACGTTAAACAATTTGGGAAAATGACAAAGGCTTTTAAGAGAAGCGATTGCGTTGCAATTCCAGTGTTAGGTAAGCACAGATACTTAATGCCACTTGACAAAGAGATGAGTGCTAAGATTGCACCACTAGCAAAACCATATCTAAAGCGAGTGAAGCAGGCAATGACTGGCGACCAGCCAGAACAGCGGCGGCGCGACACCGACCCACTCGCTCCAAGCATCGCAGAACTACAACCTTTCGCGGAGGTTACGCATGAGAAGCAAGAAGCAAGCCATTGAAAAACCCACACTTGAAAAGCCACATAACAAAGGTGGGGCACGACCAGGCGCAGGCAGACCAGCCTTTGAACCGACTGTTGCTGAGCGCAAACAGGTAGAAGCACTGTCAGGTTATGGCTTACCGATTGAGCAAATTGGCGCACTGGTGCGGGATGGCATACACATTGACACGCTACGGGCGCACTTCAGTTCCGAGCTGGTCAGCGGCAAGTCAAAGGCCAATGCCCAAGTGGGCAAGACGCTGTTCCAAAAGGTCATGGCTGGCGACACGACCGCGGCAATTTGGTGGAGTAAGACGCAGATGCGATGGGCAGAAACCCAAAAGCATGAGCTGACTGGCGCTGATGGCATACCACTGGAGTTCACCAAGATTGAGCGTGTAGTTATTAAAAATGGGTAAAACCCTGCAAATCCAAACACCTGAATGGGCTGTGCCCCTGCTGGAACCCAGTCGCTACAAGGGCGCATGGGGCGGTCGAGGTTCAGGAAAGTCCCACACCTTTGCCGAGTTAATGATTGAAGGCCACATACTTGACCAAAAGCGCAGAAGCGTTTGTGTCCGTGAAATACAGAAATCCTTGAACCAGTCCGTCAAGCGGCTGCTGGAGACCAAGATTGAGGCCATGAACGCTGGCGCATACTTTGCCGTACAGGATTCGGTGATCAAGTCCAAAAAGGGCGATGGTGCGATTATTTTTCAGGGTATGCAGAATCACACCGCCGACAGTATTAAATCGCTGGAAGGTTATGACTGCGCTTGGGTTGAGGAAGCCCAGTCATTAAGCCAAACCAGCCTTGACCTACTGAGGCCAACAATTCGCAAACCCAACAGCGAGTTGTGGTTCACATGGAATCCGCGACAGAACAGTGACCCAGTGGATTTTCTTTTGCGTGGCCCTGAACCGCCAACCGATGCCTCGGTAATTAAGGTTAACTTTGGTGACAATCCGTGGTTTCCACAAGTCCTGAAGGACGAAATGGAATACGACAAGCGGCGTGACCCTGACAAGTATCAGCACGTTTGGATGGGTCAGTACCTACGCAACAGCAGCAGCAGAGTATTCAGAAACTGGAAAATTGACGAGTTTGAAGCACCAGCAGAGGCCATTCACCGACTTGGCGCAGATTGGGGGTTTTCCATTGACCCAACTGTGTTGGTGCGATGCCACATTATTGGGCGCACACTTTACATCGACCATGAGGCGTATATGGTGGGCTGCGAGATTGTCAACACCCCTGAACTATTCATGCAAGTGCCTGAAGCTGAGAAATGGCCTATCGTTGCCGATTCAGCCCGACCCGAAACCATCAGCCACATGAAACGCAATGGGTTTCCAAAGATAATGACTGCGGTCAAAGGACCAAAGTCGGTTGAGGAAGGCATAGAGTTTTTGAAGAACTACGACATTGTGGTTCACCCACGCTGCATTCACACCATTGACGAATTGAGCCTTTACAGTTATAAATCAGACCCATTAACAGGGCGAATCCTGCCCCAGCTTGAGGACAAAAAGAACCATGTGATTGATGCTTTGCGGTATGCGTGTGAAGGCATCAGGCGGTCAGCGGTCACAAAACAAGCTACATTTACGCCATTGCCCAATGTCAAACGCTGGTAGATAATCGCCTTAAAGGACAAATATGGCACGAATACCCAACGACCAACGCCTTGCCAATCTGCACGCTGATGCACTGCGGCAGTTCAATGACATACAAACAGCCTTGAGGGATGAGCGCTTACAGTGCCTGCAAGACCGCAGATTTTATTCGCTGTGTGGTTCTCAATGGGAAGGCCCACTTTACGACCAGTACGAAAACAAACCCAAGTTTGAAGTCAACAAAATCATGTTGGCAGTTATCCGCATTGTCAATGAGTACCGAAACAACCGCATTACAGTCGATTATGTGAGCAAAGATGGCTCAGAGAACGACAAGCTGGCTGAAGTCTGCGATGGCTTATACCGTGCTGATGAGCAGGCATCTGTGGCTGATGAAGCCTACGACAATGCTTTTGAAGAGGCTGTGGGTGGTGGTATTGGCGCCTGGAGGCTGCGGACAGTTTACGAGGACGAAGAAGATGACGAGGACGACCGTCAACGCATCCGCTTTGAGCCTATCTATGATGCTGACAGTTCAGTATTCTTTGACCTGAACGCCAAGCGGCAAGACAAATCGGATGCCAAGTATTGCTTTGTGGTCACCAGCATGACCCGTGAAAGCTACAAAGAAGTCTACAACGATGACCCGACAGATTGGCCTAAGATTATTCACCAGTACGAGTTTGACTGGGCAACCCCTGACATTGTGTTTGTTGCTGAATATTACAAACTTGAGGAAAAGACCGAGTTAATCCGCATATTCCAAGCGATTGACGGGACTGAGGAACGCTACAC